CGTGTAGCCGGCACCCGCCACGGCGGCGAGCACCTTGTCGGACAGGCCGAGATTGGAAAAAGACATTGAGCCTCTGGTCGAAACCGCCGCTTGGGTTCTCGGATAAGGACTATCGCGCTCGACCCCGGAGCGGCACGCAATTTTGCACGGGGATCGGAAATGACGCGATCGGGCGGCTTACCAAGATATCGCGCTTCGATACCGGGCCGCATCGGGGCGGAAGATAGGGGCGAAATGGCCAAAGTCAATGCAAATATGGGATTTTATGCCGGAATACCGTCAATTCGGATGCCATAACCGGCCTCGACGGGTGATTTCCGGCCCCCGCCATGCGCCGCCGCCGGTATGGTATGAGACGATGAACCGTACCGAAACACCCGGCGACTATTGGTGACACTGACCGAAGCCGGCTGATTGAGCCGGATGGAATGGGGATTTTCCGGTGAGGCGATCGCGATCGATTTGCGCCAGCGTGCTCTTTGGCATTGCCGTGGCATTGCTGACAGCTATGGCGACGCCCGCGTTTGCCGAAAAACGCGTCGCGCTGGTGATCGGCAACAATGACTACCGCAATGTCCCCAAGCTGCAAAAGGCCGTCAACGACGCCCGCGCCATGGGAGGCACCCTGAAGAAGCTCGGCTTCGAGGTGATGGTCGCCGAGAATCAGACGCGGCAGGGATTTGCTGAAAGCCTGTTGGCCTTCGACAACACCGTGGAGCAAGGCGACACCGCATTCTTCTTCTTCGCCGGTCATGGCTTCGAGATCGCCGGCCAGAACTATCTGCTGCCGACGGACATTCCGGCTGCCATCGCGGGGCAGGAAGAACTGGTGCGTGACTCCTCGATTCTCGCGGATCGAGTCGTCGAGCGGTTGCAGAATCGTGGCGCGCGCACCGCGATCCTGGTGTTCGATGCCTGCCGCAACAACCCGTTCGAGCGGAAAGGGACTCGCGCGCTGGCGGGGCGCGGCGGACTGGCGGCGATGGCTTCGCTGCCTGAAGGGGCGTTCTCGATCTTTTCCGCCGGGCCGCAGCAAACCGCGCTCGACCGTCTCTCCAATTCCGACACCGATCCCAACTCGGTTTTCACGCGGGTCTTCATCAAGGAATTGGCGCAGCCCGGCGCCAATCTCGTCCAGATCGCGCAGCGCACGCGGCGGACCGTCAGCGAGATGGCGGAGTCCGTGAACCACAAACAGATCCCGGCCTATTTCGATCAGATGGTCGACGATGTCTTCCTCAATGGCCGCGCGTCCAACGATCAGCAAGCCGGCGCAGCACAGGCCAAGGCGACCGAGACGAAACTCAGCGAGACCAAGGTGGCTGCCCTGCCGCCGGTCCAGAGACCGTTGCCGAACGTGGCGGAATCGGTGAATGCGCCGATCGCCAGCTTCTCGCGGCACAACGGCGGCTGGACGGTCGTGTTCTCCATCGCCGATCCAACCCTGGGGATTTCATGGCGTATGGGTGAGGAGGGAGCGTTTCGCGAAACCGGTTTCATGGACACGCTCGATCCGCGCACCCGCAAGCGGATGCCGAATCCCTCCATTCAATTGCCCGCCGACGCACCGGCCGGCACGCTGATGGTGCGCTACGTCGATATCACCGGCGAAATGCAAGGCCCGTTTCCGATCCGCTTCGATCCGGAAACCGCGCTGGTCAGGGATCAGCGCAAGATCCTCGACATGACGTCGACAAGTTGGCTCTCGTTCCGCGAGTTCAACGGGCTGCTGGTCTACTATACGCACCTGATGTCGTATCGCTGCGCCATTCGCGAAGTGCGGATCGGCATCGACTCCACAATGCCGGACAAGGTGCTCAAGATGCCGCCGTGCGACATGCGCGATCCTCACGCGATCCCGCATGAAGCGCAGCCTTATTTGAAACTGCCGGGCGCGACCAAATCGGTCTCGGTGGAATTGACCTATCGCGACGGCAGCGTTTCCGAGATCAAGACATTTCGGAAGTGACCGGGGTCGCGATGCGGTTCGGTTCATGCGGCGATTTCGCCTGGTCACTGCTTCCGCACGGATGTCATATTGCCGGGCGCAACTGGCGGAAGGGGTGTCAGTCGAATAATATTGAAATCGTTTGATAATTTTTGATTTTTCTAATCCATTCCACGCGCAAACCCACGTCTAGTCACTCAAACGTGGGTTTGCCTCGATTGGTGGCCGGCAGTGGCGCCATGACCGCGGTGGAGTTCTGGCGTGAGCGTCCTAGGCATTGCGACGAGCGCGGACACGGGAGCATCTTGCGGTAGATTTTACGCACAATCGTGAAGTGGAAAGCCGTTTGCTGTCTCGACAGCTCGGGCGGAACAGAGAAACTCAGCGGATCAACATCTGAGGCGAGTAATGAAAATAGCGTTGTGCATGGGCAGTCTGATCGCTGCCGCCTTGATGTCGCTCGGTCCGGTAAATGCTGAATTCCGGCCGGTGGACAGCGCCGAATGCAAGGAGATTACCGCTCGAATCGTTCAAGAGGTCGGAGCTCAATTCGACAAGTATTCTCCGTCGGGAATGGCCGTGTTCTTCAAAGACCCCGGCATGACGCTCAGTTGCACCTCGCATCGTCTGACCGGCATATCCACAAGCTGGGACCGAAACGCGTTTCCTAATAACTGGTGGTTCACGATTGTTGCAAAAGCCGGCCATGCAGTTACCGGTGTCGATACCGCGGTGCTCGATCAGGCTCTCCGAAAATGCCGCCAAGACGCTATTAACGAGGCAACGGAAATGGCCGACATCGACGTGGTCAACGCCCGGATTGAGTGTCAGGCATTCACGCGCGACGGTGGCGGCGTTTTTATGAGTGTCTGGATCAACGATCATGAAACTCGAAAGGGAATTGAGGAACGTTGATCAGAGAAGGTGCGGTTGCCGGTTGCGTAGCCGGGCACCGCTTGGCCAAAAAACGGAAGCCCGCCGACATATTCGGCGGGACGGTTGTTCGGCGTGATCGTTTGCGCGCCCGATCGCGTCCACAACGCTGATCAATATCCTCCGCGATAATATCGCTCATCGCACTCGGCGACATAGATCCGGCCATCCGGAGCGCGGTAGCGGCACATCGGTGGGCCGTTCGGGCGTGGACTGGTTGAATCTGCAACGGCTGCGCCGAGCAGCGCGCCGGCACCGGCGCCGATGAGGGTGCTGCCGGTGTTACCTCCGATAGCTTGACCGAGTAGCGCGCCTGTCGCGCCACCGAGGACCGCACCCGTAGCGGTCCGTTGCTGCTGCTGGTTCGCACACCCGGCCAGCGAGGCGGCGATGATAAATAGCCCGATTGCTGAAATTCTGGTGACGTTCATTGGAGGATTCCTGCCCCGAGTTTCAAATCCAGAATCGCATGTTGCCGATGAATTATGAATACAGCCTGACTGGATGCGGCGTACTGGCGAGCAATCGGATCTGGGTAGCCTTGGGCCTGGTTGGCCGCCATGGAACCGCCCATATCCAAGAGGCAGTAATGTGCATTGGAAAACGATAGAGGCTTCTATGCGCAAATCACTTCTCGCTCTTGTGTCCGCTGCTGCTCTGGGAATGCTCGCTGCGACCGGAGCGAATGCAATGCCGAGCGGCTCGGCCGCGCCAACCGCGTCTGGCGTCGATCAGGTTCGTCTGGTGTGTAACGAATGGGGCCGATGCTGGCATCGTCCGGATTATGACCGGGCGTATCGTCCGCGCGCTTACTTCGGGGATGGCTACGAGAGGCCACGCTATCGCTACTACAGAGACCGTGACTATGGACCGCGCGACTATCATGGACGCGACAACGGTTGGCACCGCGGCTGGCATCATGACGATTAGAGCATTGGGCGATCAAGAGTGTCACCGTTCGTCATTGCCGGGCTTGACCCGGCAATCCATCCTCTTGAAGATACTCTTGTTTTTTGATGGATGCGCGGGTCAAGCCCTCGCATGACGATTCCAAATGAACGCCCGACGCTCTAGATAAATGCGTGACGCTCGCTAGACAAAAAGGCCCGCCACCGGCGGGCCTTCCTTATTGTGGTCGAGATCAGATCAGGCCGCAGCACGCGAAAGGAATTCGCGCGCGGTCTTGGTGAAGCCATCGACGTCGCGCTGAGATGGCGCGAAGCCGCCGTCGCGGTAGCGCCGGGCCAACGGCGGAAAGCAAATGGCCGGATCGATGCCAAGGCGCTGGGCATCACGGCCAAGGGCGAATGCGATCATGATCCATTCGTCTGCATCGCAGAAAGTGGTTTCGCCGGATAGCATCTCGCATTTGGCTTTCAAGCCATCGATTGTTTCGACCTCTGCCGTTGCGATCATGCGCTCGATCGCCGCGAGATCATCGTTCAAGACATCGAGGCGGGCACGGTGCGCTGCACGTAGTTTGTGGTTGCCTGATTGAACAGAAAGGCGGTCCGCTTCATTGCGCTCGCGGCGGAGCGCCGCGCGCCACTCGATCATTTCGAATAGCTTGATATCCAGATCACCATTGCTCATCGCAGTTTTCCTTTTGAAGACGTGACAGTCCGTTGAGCCGCAGCACGAATGCTGCTTCTCGGTGGTGTTGGTCTCCATTTGAGAAAACGACTCTGCGAAAGCCTGCCGATTGGCGGGGAGAGCCTTTCACCGCTGCGATAAATCGTCAAGCGCGTGATGTCTCACCATGATGGTGATTTAGGCGATGATGATCACTGATCGAGCACTGCGGCGAATAGATCATCAGCAACGATCTGGCGTAGCAGGCCAGCGACCAACGTCTCGACATCATCACCGCGCCGCATGGCCTCGGCGCGCAACGCGATGATGACATCTCCCGGCACCAGCACCGCCGAGCGGCGGTGCCTCCGATTCTTCTCAGTCATATCGCCACCGGTCTTGCCGATGAGTAGTCCGGCGTTCGCGCGCCCTTCGCCGGCCCGTTCATGCCGCCGAGGATGTGCTTCATCGAGTTGCGGGCGACGGTCTGGCCATCGAGGGTGGTGGTGGTGTGAATGTGTATCTCGGTCGGACGCAGCGGAGCTTCCGGCACCAGCGATCGGGACTCGCCTGATAAGCCGCGCTCGATGAAGTGGCGATAGGCCTCAGCGCGCTTTCGGCCGACGCCTTCCCAGTCGGTGAAGTCGTTGCCCTTGATGGCGTTGGGGCCGAGATGCAGATAGGGGAAACCCGGCCGCCGTAGGTGGCCGTTCGGATCGGTCGGCATGCCCTGATCGGTAAAGCCGCCGATGATATGCGAACCATTCAGTGCGGCCTCGAGTTGAGCATTCAATCGCGCCCGCAGTTTCGGATCGCGATGGATCAATGCAATTGCGCCGGGCAACTTGCCATGCCGGATCGGGCCATAGAATTTGCCGGTCACCATGCTGTCGATAGTGCGCCCGGCGACGTCCGAACGATTGAACAGACTCTCTACACTGGCCTGAGCCGTGCCTTCCGTAAGCATCATGCCGAGAACGCGATCGCGAAGCCCCGGCGTGTTGGCGATCTCATCGCGAAAGCGCGCGCGGCGTGCAGCGAGGAAGGCCGAGCCGTTGAGACCGGAACCGATGCCATCGGTAGCAAAATGGCCGGCATTGGCCGGCAGCTTGGCCCCGCGCGGAATCAGGCCGGTGCCACCCATGCCGCCGCCACCGGCATCATCATCGCCCCTGGTGACGTAGCTGGCGCGGATCAGGCCGCCGCCGCTGGCACCAGCACCGCCGCGATAGCCGATCAGCCCGAACAAGCTCTGTAGACCTTCCGTGATGCCCTTCCGGGCGCCGCGTTCTGTACCGGCTTCCGAGCCCTTTTGCGCGCCGGCCTTGGCGCCTTCCTGCGCGCCTTCCTTGGCACCTTTCTCCGAGCCGCTGAAAACATGATTCCAGATCCATGCGGTATCGCCGGCCTTGCCGCCGAGAAAGGCACCGACGGCGGCACCAATCATAGGTTGACCGACGAAGGCACCGGCGATGGCGCCGGCACCGGCGCCGATCATCATTCCGCCGCCGAGCGCGGCTCCCTGCGAGCCCTGTTTCGGTGCTGATGGCATTACACCTTGAATAGATTTCAGCGCGCTCTCGAACGTCTTGAGCGCCGCGACAACGCCCGGCAGTGTTTGACTTCCGATTCCGATCAGGACTTTTTGCAACTCGCCCCAGGTCGCGCGGCCCTGCTGCATTGGTGAGTTCTGCTGATAGGTCTGCCAGAACTGACCGTATTGATCCTTGAATTGCGGATATTCTTTCCGCAGCTCCTGGACCTGTTTTCGAACGGCGGGATCGGCTAGCACGCCAAGGGCGCCGGCACCGCGGACGCCAAAGGCGGCCTTGGCATCGGCGGCACGCTCGGCAAGCGGCAGCTTTTCATAGGCGCCGCCGGCGATCTCGAGGAATTTCTCCATGTTGGGCTTGTCGTCGACGAACCACGTCGGCTTGCCGGCATCGTCGACCAATCCGAATTTGCGGAGTGCGGCTTCATGTTTTTTGAAAGCCATTTTCGAGATCAGCGAGGTGCCCGGCATCGCGCGGGTCATCATCTCGCGGGTCCAGGTGCCGCTCTTGCTGTTCGTGACGCCGGCGCGCTGCATCGCGACGCCGTACAACATGGCCTCGGCGGGATCGATACCCATGCCACTTTGCAGCATCGGCACGGCGTAGCTGAAACTCCGCTCGATCTGCGGCAAGCTCATCGGTGTCGAGGTGGAGAGGAAGCCGAACAACGGCGCAAGCTGCTTGATCTGCTCCGGTGAGTACTGCTTGGTCATATGCGCCAGACCGACGAACGACGACATCGACTCACCGAGGCTCGATCCTTTCAGCCGGGCCTCTGTGCCGGCAGAGCGCAACATCTCCGGCAAAACATCAAGTCCGCCGCCCGGCGTGCCCTTGAACAATCGTAGCTCGTTTTGAGTGGCCTCACCGATATCGTGAAGGCTGAAACCCATGCCGAGCGCGCCGAGCACGGCACCCCGGATTTTCTGGCGCGTGGCGGGATCATTCTTGCCGAGATGGAAGGTACCCTGAGCAATGATGTCGTCGACTTGGGCGGCCTCATAGGCACCGTAGCCAACAATCGAGGCCCCAGCCAGCGCGGCACCGCCACCACCCATGCGGACATGACCGCCGGGAACGTGCATGCCTGATGACTGGTAATGCATGAAGCCCGGCGGATGACGACGGCTGCCGCCGGCCGCGACAGTACCAGCGGCGGCCATCGGGGCCGCCATCGATCCGGCGCGGGATGCCGCCGCGGCGGCGATGCCAACGGCCTCCCACTCGCGCGCCAGCCGCGACACGCTAGCGATTGCGGCATCGGTGCCACGGGTGAGACCGCCGAGCGCGGCGCTGATCTTGGTATCCGTGGCGACGGCCTGATCGCCGAGCTTTTTGAGCGATGTCTCGAGTCCAGCAAAGCTGGTGCGGCCGATTGAGGTGAGACCTTTTTTCGTCGTCGCCGCGAGATCTGCCAGCAATCGCATTTCGCGCGATAACCGCTCAATAACGGGACTGGCCCGGTCAACAATGGTGAATACTGAACCGACTTCAAAACTGGTGGTTGGCATCATCGGACTCCTGTTGGCGGGGTCAGCACCGCAACAGCGGTTTCGCCGAGCGTCTTCTCCGCCAGTGGGATCACCTTCACTGCGGAGGTCGCGAGGAACGGCCGCGGTGGAATCGTCGGGGTGCCGATCTCCTGATAAAGCGCGATCTTGCTATCGGACCCGACATCGATCTCCACGCCCGTGGCGTTGGCCTCGACCTTGGACTCGATGCTCTCGCGCATGGTGCCATCGCGGAGCAATGGCGCCGGGACCGCATAGCCCTTGCGTTTCTTATCCGCGATGGTGGATGCCGCAAGCGGCGCCCAGCCGTCATTTTCGTGGCCGATCATTTCCTTCGCGATCTTGACCTGAGCCTCACCGATGATCTCGGCATCGCGTGCAAGATCAGCCTTCACGCGAGGGACCGCACTGGCGAGGAGTTTTGCGAATTCGTCGAACTCGATCATCTCTCCTCCCGCCAGCACCAGCCGGACCAGTCGAATTTGCGGCCCTGTAATTCACCCATGACGATCAACCACGCGGCACGGTCGATCTGATCCATGGTTTTGACTAACTCCCACGGCGCGCCGGAGGATCCGTTTGCTGTGGTCAACGCGACCACCTCGCGAAAGGCCGCGTTGTGAGCTACTTTCCCACGGTCTCTTTGACCTTCTCATTGTCGTCCTCAATCGATTTTGCGATGGCCTCGTTCATAGCCGCGATTCCAGCGCGGCCAAGGCGCTTTGCAATGACCTCGATCTCGCGCTCGCTGTTCGGCATCTGAATCGGATCGCCACCGATCGTACAGACGCGGGCGACCTGAGCACAAAATCCGAAGTAGCTGGCGTTGAATTCGCCAAGCACCTTGAGGAGGTGCATATCTTCTATCACAGAGAGCCGGCGCACCGTGATGGACCGGCCATCGGCATCCTTCACGGTGATTTCGTCGCCGGGGCGCGTGGTGAGTTCGGCGGATGCTGGGCTTGTCGCGCCATCATCAACGGTTCGGATTGTCGCTTTAGACATCGTCGTTCTCCTTTCCATTCTCGATTAGATAGAACTGCGGCAGTGAGGCCACGATCGCGACACCGGTTGCGGTTGTCATGACATTGGTGAGTGCGCGGATCACCGCGCCGGGAACCGGCCGGCAGAGGTAGCGGGCAAGCGCCGAGCCGGATCGAACCGGACCGGCAAGACGTTGATGTAGTGCTGCATCAATCTTCATCGTCGTTTCTCCTTTGACGCGATGGCCGCCACCGCCAACGAAGCGCCGTGCAGGGAACGGTGGCGGCCTTGGGACACGACCCGCGTTGGCCGTGGGAAAGACCCCTGCACGGATTGGGGCCGACAAGATCAGCAGTACGTCCGTGCTGAGCTTGCCGGCAGCAGCGCGTGGGGGACGGTGCGCGCGCTGCGAAATAGCAAGGGCGAGCCCAGAAGCTCGCCAGTCCGGCGCGGCTTAAACGGGCGAAAGCAACACCGTGGAGGTCGCGGGCGGTTCTAGTAAATCGGTCAAGGTGAACGGCGCGCCGTGGTTCGGGACATATAATTTGACGAATTCCCACCCGCTGGCCTCGAGGCCAAAAACGCTGCGATCGGGGACGCCGATATAAATCGCGTCATCCATCGCGATGATTCCAGCATCATCACTTAACATGATGCACTGACGCGGAACTGGCGCGGTGAGACGTAGGCGCATCACGGCGAAGATTTCTTTGATGTTGTCGTCCATCGATATTTCCTTTTCGATTCATGGAACGTGGGTAGTGCTGGCAGGCACCACAATCGACCATCCGGCGTTGATCAGCACCCCAACGAATCGAGACTCGACGGAGACCTGACCGGAGGCATTCGGTGTGACGAGCGAGCCGTCAGGCAAATGAACTTGCGTCGGCGCCTGACCGGAGGGCGGCTGCATCGTGACAAGCGGTAGCGACATGATCGCTTTCCTTCTAAGCGTGATCGCGTTTGCGCTGCTGTCTGGTGCGAGCAATCGCGTCTAGCGCGAGACGCGATAGCTCCCTGTTCTCGGATTGCCACTTCTCCGCATCGGGACCGGTGATCAACTCAGCAAACTCTCGATGAAGCACCTTGGCATAGAGCTGGCCGTCGCGCTCGGTGACGGGGATCAATCGGCCGCAAGCTGATATCCGCTGGCGCCGGCCGGGCACGCGCACCAGCGTCTGGCCAGACCAAAGAATATCGCGCTTGGCGACCTTGACGGTCATCGGCAGATCCTTTCGAACCGACGGTTTGAATCGATATGTCTGGCCTGTGCTGCGAACGTCTTGTTGAGCAAGTCGCGATCGCTCTTGAATTTGCGACGATCTTCGACGCCGCTTGCTTTCACGAAGGAAAACGTGGCATTCGGCACGCACGGCACGTCGACCAGCGAGACCTCGCTCGGGCGAGCGGTGTAACGCTTTAGCTTGCCGTCCTGCCAACGCTTGATGTAGCGACCGCCGATCGAGAAGCCGGTGTAGACGCCTTCCTCGACTTTGCGCCACTCATCATCGTCGACGATCTTCGCGGTGACGTCGATGGCCTTGCGCTCGTCATCGAACTCGATGCCGGTGAGCTTGCCCGCGGCGACATTGCTGTGCATGGAACGGACATTGCCGAGCGATTTGCCGCCGCTGGACTTCGCGACATCGTCCGACCACTTCTCAAATTCAGGCTTCGAGGATTTATAGTCGAAGATCTCATCAGCCCGATCCGGCATCTCGACGATCGCGGTGCCGTAGACCATGCGCTGTTTCGCGTCGACCTTCCTGAGCGGAACGAACAGAAGCGCGGCACTCATTGGGGTGGTCCTGCCAAGGCCGGCAACGGGTTTTTGGGGAATCGATCAATCAGGTGCGGATTCAAGTCGGCCCAAACGCCGCCGCTGTAGCCACCGCCATTTGGTATGGACATGGCCAGCGCGCGGAATTCCGCCCACGGCATTTTGATCACGATCTGCCCAGACTCGGACTCTTCCGCGTAGAAGTAGCAAGAGCCATCGAGGCTCTGGAGGCATGTCGCACAACCGGGCGGGACGGTGACCTCGACGAGGTCGGTTCTCTGGGGCTTCTGATTTTGCAATGCTACCCGCGCCGCGTTCTCGATCTCCAAGCGTCGCCAGGTCAGCGCGGCACGCTCTAGAAGATCTTCATCATTCGACGGCGTCACCGGCAATCGGAGCAATGCAGATTCGATCTCGCTCGTGCTCATGCCGGCGATACGCTTGGCGCGGAGCTTTTCGGATTCTTCAAAGGTCATCTCCATCGGGCTCTCCATCCGTTTTTAGATATCGGTGCGGTGACGCTGGATCGTGTCGGATACTGCGGCGTTGAGGTCAGTGGCCGTGGCGCCGCGCGGCCGGAACGGGATGACAAGACCGCGCCTGACCGCCTCGACGAAGTTGCCGCCGCTAAGCACTGGGTCGGCCGCTTTATCGACGATAACGGACGTGTACTTTCGACAGCTCCGGACCTCGGCCTTGGTATCGTCGATCATCTTCTGGATGTCGGCCTCGCGGTGGAGAGCTGCCTCGAGGCGGAGATCGGCCATCGTGCCAGACATCGATTTTGCGGCGTTAGAGCATGATATGTCGTCGAGCGCGGCGCGGGCTTGATTGATTGCATCGGCCAGGATCTCAACATCCGCGCGGCGACTGCGGAGCAACGCGATCCGTTTTCGCAGGATTTCCGCCTGTTCCGCCGCGCTCCTTTTGAGGTCATCGGCATCGAGCTTTGCTAGCGCGGCATCAGCGGTCGCGACCTTCGCAAGTTGGGGCTGGATCTTGGCCGAGATAATGGATTCGAATCTGTCGGCCGCTTCATCGAAGGCTTGCTGATGTTTCATCGTGAGGCTCCGAACAACGTCATGGTGTCAGTGCTGATACCGCCCCTGTCGGCGGGGTGACGTGGTGCGGCATCAGCGGCGGCTTGCAATAGATCGACGACACGGACTCCAGCCGATAGCGGCGGCACCACGCCGAGCTGGGCGACAATGGCGGGATTGGCTTCGCGCCACGCGAGATTTGACGGCAGGCCGCCGGCGCACAGCGCCTTGGCATCGTCTGGCAGCATGTCGAAGGTCCAGCGACCATCGATCACGGCGGCGCCATATTGGCGGCCGCTGGCGCCGAGCAACACCGAAGGCGTCAAGCCATCCGGCGCCACGACGCGGACCAAGCCGGCTGCTGGGACCGATGCAGGCGCGAAGGTGTAGGAAAACTGAGTCGAGACCGGTGGCAGCTCCGGTGCCGGTGGTGGAGCATCGGCGCTCTCGCTGAGCCGCTTATAGTACGCAAGCCAGCCGACCGCGGAGCCGCCACCAACATCCGGATTGACCAGCACCACAGCAAGCGCGGCGGCGGTGACGTAGTCATCATGTTGTCCGGGCTGGTGATCCAGCGTGGCACCACGACGGACAATCGTCAGCATCTGGCGATGCAGTTTTGGCGAATCTAACAGCTCCGCTTGGCCGGCATTAAGCGCAACTTCCATATCTTCATAGATGTCGGTTCGGGTTTGCTTGGCCACTTTGTAGGTGATGCCATGCTCGGAGAAGTCGCTGCGGAAGGTCTCACCGGCATAAGCATCACCGGTGATCTCGGTGCAGCGATAGCGCCGGCACGTCGCGGCGAACCGCGCGACGGCTCGCCGTGGATTGAAGGGCGGCGCATCGGCTTGCTCGATCAGGAGGTCAAGAACAGCCTTCGAACCATCCCAATGGCTGATCGCGAGCACGGCGTCGTCGCTCGAGCCGCCGGACATGTCCACCGCCGCGAAATAATCGATGCCATCGACGGGATCGAGCGCATGGCGTCCGGCAACAATCGCGGTCTCGACCGTGCTTTGGTCGAAGAATGCACCTTGCGGTGCGCCGGGCATATTGTGATGCAGACGACGGAAACGTGCGGACGGTAGCCGTCGGCGCTGTTGCTCAAGATATCGCTTGCCTTCGGGCCAGCTATCCAT